AAAATTGTGCTCATTTGCAATTCTTTTTTATTTTAATTTACATATTTTTTTTCAAAATCTCAAAAAAACTTTTTTTGAGCACTATTGCTATGAGAAAATACAATATTTTATTTATTTTATCTTGTTTAATTATTTTAATTTCAATTTTCAGAAAAGCTGCTTCTGGCACTAATGCTCAAATTGATTTTTTTTCAAAAAACTTGCTTTTTTACATAAAAAGTTGTATATTCAAAGAAAAAATCATTTTATTATGAGCAAAAAAAAGATTTTAATTATCATTGACGCCCAGAACGACTTTATTGATGGCAGTCTTAGAAACGAAGAAGCAATCAAGGCTGTTCCAAACATCGTTAACAAGATTAAGAATTTCGATGGCGATTACATCCTTGTCACAATGGATACGCATGAAAGTAATTACCTCGAAACCAACGAAGGTAAAAAATTGCCTGTTGTACATTGTGTAAAAGGAACAAAAGGATGGCAACTTCAGGAAGACATCAAGAAAGTGCTGATTGAATTTGACGCAAAAGAAGGTAAAAACGTGATGTATTTCCACAAGCCGACATTTGGCTCTCAAGAGATGGCTGAATTTCTTGACCTTGATGAAGCTTTTGAAGGAAATCTTGACATTGAGTATGTTGGATTTTGCACAGACATTTGCGTAGTCAGCAACGTACTTATGGAAAAAGCCATTTTGTATGACAGAGCAAACATTACCGTTGATGCTTCTTGCTGTGCAGGTGTAACTCCTGAGAAACATAAGGCTGCATTGGAAACAATGAAATCATGCCAAATTAACGTAATTAATGAATAAGAATAAAAATTAAAAATAAATTAATAAAATGTTAAATTACAACAGTTATAGTAAATGTATTATTGAAAATGCAAAAACATTATTAATTGAACATATAAAATATGTTTTAATAAGAATCCGTGATTTGAGCTATGATAGGTCTATTGTTATAGAAAATGAGGAAAATAAATCGTTTGAAATATTAATTGATAAAAACATATATAATGTTTCAAAGAATGATTATACCGCAAATAAAATAATGGTGAATGATAATGGTGACATTACTATAGTATCAAATACGGTAAATGCCGATATTAAAGAATATAATTTAGAAGAATTATCTAAACTTAGTGACATTTTGGACTATATGTTATAATCATAAAAAATGAAGTTCTTAAAAAAGATATTAAATTTATCAGTTGATGATAACCAAAAATGGATTCTAATATTCTCTTTTATTACTTGTTTGATACTGGCATTTACATCACCAATTATTCATCAAACGTTATATGTTTTACTTCCAACAAGATGGTTTGCTTTTTCTTCACTTATAGGTTCAATAAGTGGGCTACTTATTGGAATACTATGGAAAGGCAATATTAGAAAATTTGCAATAAATAATTTTTTAATAATAACAATATCTGAATGTCTGATATGTTTTGGGGTTGGAATATATATGGCATTTTTTGGTGGTAATATATGGGTATATGCGATAACGCAATTAATATATGTCAACCTAATATCAAGATTTGTATGTAAGGCACAAATGTATTTCAAGTCAAAACTATGGAATGACAAAAATCGTGAAATTTATGATAATAATGATTCTATTATTATGTATTTATCAGCAATAATTGGATACATTGTAGCAATAATCTATGTTCCATCATTTACACTTTCAATGTTTTTGTTTGGCTTCTGTTGCCTTATAGACGATACAGGATGGATAATTGTTTTTATAAAGAACAAACAATCTTTAAATAAAGAAATATGAATAAAATAAAAACAATGATTGAGCTTCTTTCTTATAAGCAGACGCTTAATAAAGAACTTACAGAACTTCAATCAAAACTTAAACCGATACAAGAAAACATAAATTCGCTCAATGAACAAATTTTTATGTCCACTTCACTTTATCATTTCCTGTGTGAAAAAATAATAGAAGCATTCACGAAAGATGAGAAAGAACGGGTCGGAGAATATAGGAAATTTCTTCAACAACAGCAAAGTTCAACAACAACAGCATACGTAAACAATTCAGACGTATTTGACCCATACAACGATTCATGGTACATATATGACTATGAACAGGAAGGAGGCAACATACGATTTTTGGTTTCTTGTCGTAAAAACGAAGGAAGCATTAGCGGACTGATGACATTTTTAGACACACATTATACCGCTTGGATAAAAATAAGCGAATTAGAGCAATTTAACGAAAAATTATAATGGCCACAATATTACTTATTTTTATTGCACTTTTGTTAATCGTTAATATAATTGGAATTATAATATTATATAAAGACGGAAAACGTAACCCTGAACGTGGAAAATTGGAAGACGGAGAATATGAAGAATTTATAAATTGGTATAAAAATAAGAAAAAATGAAAGGTATAGTATTAGCAGGTGGTTCAGGGTCACGTCTTTACCCAATAACAAAAGGTGTATCAAAACAGTTATTGCCAATTTATGACAAGCCAATGGTATATTACCCAATATCAGTATTAATGTTGGCTGATATTCGTGATATATTGATAATAACAACGCCAGAAGATAACGAATCATTTAAAAGGTTACTTGGTGACGGAAAACAATTTGGCGTTAATCTACAATATGCCATACAAGAAAAGCCTGAAGGGTTGGCACAAGCATTTCTTATTGCAGAAGATTTTCTCGGTGGTTCTTCTGCTTGCTTAATTCTTGGCGACAACATATTTCACGGCCCTGGATTTTCAGACTATTTAATATCCGCAAAATATGCGGCTACTGGGGCTTTTGATATGGAAAAAGTGGCAACAGTTTTCGGGTATTATGTAAATGACCCCGAAAGATACGGAGTTGCAACATTAGGTCCTGACGGATATATAAAAGAAATTGAAGAAAAGCCAAAGCATCCAAAATCAAATTATGCTATTGTTGGATTGTATTTCTATCCAAATGACGTTGTAGAAAAGGCAAAAAAAATAAAGCATTCAGCAAGGGGAGAACTTGAAATCACATCACTTAACAACTTGTATATTAAAGAAAATAGGTTGTTTATGGAAGAATTGCCAAGAGGATTTGCTTGGCTTGATACTGGCACATTTGATAGTTTGTCTGAAGCATCAAATTATATTGAAACCATTGAAAAGAGACAGGGGTTACAGATTGCTTGTCTTGAGGAAATAGCCTATAATAATGAGTGGATTAATAGTGACCAACTATTACAATCAGCAAAAGCAATGGAAAAGAACGAATACGGACAATATCTAATGAAATTATATAATAAAAGACTTGAAAAATGAAATTCAAAGACTTAAAAGAAGGGGACAACATATATGTTGTAAATAAAGGGGCTGATTTTGGAATCAGGCTTGAAACTCATGTTGTTGAATCCATTGAAGTATATGACACATACAAATATCTAAACCTTGATGGTGCAGGTGGATTGATGGTTGATGACACATGTAAAGATTCAGACAACATAGGCTTTTTCTTCACAAATCTTGAAAAAGCACAGAAGTTTTATTTGAAAGAAGAGCATGAAGTGTATTGCTCATTAATCGGAAAGGCATCAAAATATCTTAGGCAATACAACAATTTAGTCGAAATAATGGATAATATCTCAAAAGAAAAAGATAATATCGAAACAGAATTAATTTTAAATGGAAGTAATTTGGAAAATTGATAATGGCCCCGCTCTTATAGAGCCAAAAGAATATAAAGATAATAGGGGCTATTTTATGGAAACATTCAGAATTAGCGAATTTAAAGAAAAAGTGGCAGATGTTGATTTTGTTCAAGAAAACCAAAGCAAATCTTCATTTGGTGTACTTAGAGGTATGCACTGTCAAACAGGTGAACATGCACAAGCAAAACTCGTAAGTGTTGTAAAAGGCTCAGTTGTTGACGTTGTTGTTGACGCAAGAAAAGATTCACCAAACTATGGTAATACATATTATGCTTATCTTAGTGAGCAAAACCATAGACAACTATTTGTACCAAGAGGCTTTTTGCATGGATTTTTAACCCTTGAAGATGACACCGTATTTCAATATAAATGCGACAACTATTATAATAAAGAAAGTGAAAAGAGCGCAAATTGGAAAAGCATAGATTTCCATTGGTTTAGATATTTGAGCAATTCAGAAATAAAAGTTTCAGAAAAAGACCTTAATGCGCCAAATTTTGAAGATGAAATTTATTTTTAATTTTGTATTTTCAATTTTTATTTGTATATTCACAATAAACTTAAAACATTTGTAATATGATTAAAGTAAATGGATTTGAAATTCAGAGAGAGTATTTCCCTGACAACACTTTGAGATTACTCAACTTTGACGAAAAAGTCATCAACTGGCCTATGAGCCAAGAAATTGACATTACTTGGCTTTATGAAGGTGAATACGAAATTTCAATGTTGTTGTTCTTAACTCAGCACATCAAAGAAACTTTTGACACGTATTCAAGGATTAAACTCACTCTTCCATATGTTCCAAACGCTCGAATGGATAGAACTAAGTCCGATTGTGAAGTGTTCACACTGAAGTATTTTTGCGACTTCATCAACTATCT